TTTGACTCATTGGTCATTGACAATTTTCTATCCTTTAAGAATTTTAGTTTCAAAGGTCTTAATTGTGGATATGATTTGAAATGCTCATCATGACTATCATTGTGCCATGCTTTTGTCAATCTTTCTGGTAACAAACACTCTTTGTTCTGGTGTCTTATCAGTAAATCAACAAAAAAAGAGAAAAGACCAGGAATCTTTTCTTTGAAAGAAGAAAACAAGTATATGAACTGGATAGGTACGAAACTAGGGCCCCATTTTGACTTATCGAATGTGAGATGCATTGGAGCTCTCAGACCAGAGAGTTTTTTTGAGTTATACAACATGGCTTTCAAGGAATCATTTTTTGTGGCACCATGTGTTAATGCTTCTCTCCTATCAAATTGACATAAATTTCTTGAAAATGTTTCTAGCACATTAATCCTGATTCTATTGGTTATTGGTAATATGAGAATTTCACGCACTCCGCCAATTTGATTCTTCTTGAAAACATGATAGTATGTTTCTTCATCTTTACACTCGTCGACCACCTGATATGAAGTGTATACACCTTTTTCAAGCAATGATAGAACTCCTTCTAAACACCTTCTTCTTGGGTTCTGTATTTTTTGATTTGGATCAAATATGTACTTGGACCTCATTGCTGATGATTTGAAAGTTGCATACTCATCAAGAGTTTTGTTCATGTTGCCTTTCTCTGCAGCTATAACAAAATGATCACCAACTTCATCCCCAAGATGTGTTCTAAGAAGTTTTGAACCTATTTCAATAGCTTTCCTAGAAAACTGGTGATTCTTAGGCCTGTTAACAATCATATCAGCAAACTCAATGTCAGACATTCCTGTCTTATACCCAAGATGATTTCCTTGTTGTTTAACTGACTGGAAATTTTCCTCCCCTTCAATAATTTTATCTAGAATTTGAAAGCTGGCATGAGTTGGATCATCTTGATTCTTATTGAACAACATGGTAAAATACATTTCACTCAATATTTGGGAGAAATCAGCTGTTCCTGATGGGCTGCTCACTATCGGGTGTGGCAACATAATAAC